TCTAAATTCTGCTACCGGGCCACCATCGACAGTTTGTGTTGAATTTATATTGAAATCTGGAGAAGTCATTTTAGCACCAGAATAACGTTGATTTTCAATTCCTGCGGGTAAATAATCTTGAACTTGTACAAAACTTCCGGTAAAACGATTAGTTGAAGTAAATGCATATGAACTACTGCCATATGAACTAGTACCATAATAACCTATAGAAAATGATGATGTTATATAACTAACATTTTGAAGTTTAAATTCTGATAATACACTTGAAGTATATGTAGGTAATACCCCTTCACTAATCCAATACGGGGTGGATGCAGTAATATATGTACTACCGGAACGAATTAAATATTCATGACTGTATATCATTCCGTCATATTTTTTAGACTGCGATGAAGTTAAATACATTTGTAATTGATCATCATCGATTGCATCAACGGTTACAATTTTTGAATCAACTACACCGGCATATGTAGGATATATTCCAGATGCAGTAACTGTTGTATTTTCTAATACACCATAATATGTGCTATCAAATCTTTTAATTTTTGGTAAAATAGTACCTTTATTACGTTCCAATAAATTCGGTTGTATTAATATACCGGTTATTTTATCAACTCGAGCAGGTAATAATTGTTCTAATTGTTTAAAGAATGATAGATCAAATAATGTAAACATAGAAATGTATGCATTGATATCATTTCTTTGTGAATATTTTTTCCAATATGATTGTGCAGCTTGAATTAATCTAGGATATGAATTTGAATCAGTTGCACCCGGATCTCCAATATATTGATCTAGTTCAGTAAAACCGAATTGTGCAATGATATCTTCATCAATCATTGTTTGTGGTGAAAAATATACTCCTAATTTTTTACTATCTAACGGAGCCGTATCAAATTGACTTCGTTCTGCTCTTGTTTTTACGTCTAACGTTCCAACCAATTGATTATTTTCTAAACGTATTTTATTATCATCATAAGTACCTGCAGCAACTGATAACGAATCATAATAATAAGTTTCTTCATATGAATCATATGGCGTATTTAATGTCCAACTAGCAAATGATGCTGATATAGTTGATGACTTGGGTTGAATTCCTGATAAGCTACTAGTTAATGCGTGATTAATTTTTTGTGTTAATGGCAATCGAAATATTAATTCATTATATGCATCAGAATTTGCATTATATGCACCTGGAGCTTTAACATGATTATCAAACGAAGTTGTTGCTAATGACGATGACCATAATCGCAATTCTTGAAGCTGACCAACAAATCTACTAGCACCAGTAGATGTACTACCTAATGTTAACGATCCCGAACCTGCAAATGATGCAGTTGCAGATGACGAAACTGCTGCAACAATTTTACCATATTTAGATTTTTTCGTAATTAAATCTAAATTAGTACCATTTCGTTTTACCATGGTAGTTAACCACTCGTCATTATATAATTCAATCAATCCGGAACTAGTGCCGTTGATTTTCATTACACCTTTATTTCCACTATTAAACACCATTGTTACCGCATTAGAACCTATATTAAACAAGTTCATAGTAGTTGGTATCAAAGGATTAGTTGCAATATTATCTGGTCTAAAACGAAGTTCTACGGTATTAATTGACTGTGAATAATTTACGGTTACTGTGCCGGCAGCACTACCACTTAAATCTAATGCATAATCAAAATTTAATTTTTCATATATTGGCGCTCTATCTAATCTAGGTCCGCCATATTCATTAATACTAATAAATGATTGCGGAATTCCATAACAAGATAATAATGCTTGTATACTTCTTTTAGTTCCTTTAGATTTCAACAACAAAGGCAAGTTATTAACAATACGACGCCATATCGTATATGTCATATCTCGACCTGCTACAGAAGGATCACCAACCGTATTAGATCCAGTAAGAGGTACGCCTGTTTCGCTCGTACCTAATACATACTGCCATAATTCTTGAGATTGATTTCCATCGGTTAAATTCCATCCAAACTGTTTTGCTACCGAATATAACAATTCATTCGGCATACCTAATTTAGGATTTTCTTCTCGTTTATTAATTAATGACAGTTGATTGATATATGTATAAAAAATATCAAAATGCTGTCCTAACATGTTAACAAACGTAACTAAATTTACATTATCAGAATCAAATCTAATATATTCTGGTATTGCAAATTGCAATGCATTTATATTATATGTATCATATATAGATGCTGACGAATAAACTGCATCATACCAATTTGTAAATAACGAACTAGAAAGTGGTGCTAATGTATATGGTTTTGTAGTATTTAATTTTGGTACTGGTTGAATATAACTACCCGTAACATTGTTTACAATTGGAGCTTCTAATGGAATTGGATGTGTCGATAATAATGAAGAAGATTGATAATACATATATTGTTCAAAATCATCAAACCCTCCAATTAAATTACGAATTAAATTTTCATAATCTTGTACATTAGTAGTAGCAACACTACCAGATAATTGTGATACTGCAAGACTTTGTGATGTATAAATTTCTATTAGTTCTAATTTATATTTAAAATTCTCCAAACGTTCTGTTGCAGAACTATAAAATACGAAATTATTAAAATCAGAATAATCGATATTTAATTTTACATTTGATAAACTTCCGGAAAAATATGAATCTATAATTTGTTGTGATGTTTGTACGGAAGATCCTAACAAATCTGACCATGTTTTTAAATTTGTTTCATTGGATGTTGTATACGAATAATTTGCTTGCCAATTTGGATTTGCTAATTTATTATATTGTTTAGTTACCGTTATGGGTTGAATCGAAATGCGATCAATGTATGTAGGTTTTTGTTCTTCTACGACCCAGCACTTAAAATCTAATGCAATATTTTGTGGTAATGGTTCATAGAGTTTAACATACAAGTAATCGCCTATTACAACGCTGTTAACAAATAATACACATTGATTTCTACTAAAATTTAATAGATATGTTTTATAAAAAGTATCAGATGTATGATTTACGGTTTGAATGTAATTCGTAATTTGTTGTAAAAATTCTGGATTTTCATCATCAATTGCACGAAGCCTTAATTCTGTTCGATCTGGAGAAATTTCGTCAATTCGTAAATGTTGTAATTCATAACTACCAATTAAATTTTTAAAGAAATTAATTGCAATTCTAAATTCGCCAGCTGTTAATTTTAATTGATCAAATTGTGAATAAATATCAACGCCTAATGCACTGTCAATTTGAATTACTTGGTTTGTAATTTTATCTCTATATTCTGGAATTTTAGATTGAAACTGTATTTTATGATTTCCAGTTAACCAAGATTCTCCCGCATAAACATGTAACTCAATTCGATTATCATCTGTAACATTAACAATATCTTTATTCGAATATACGGATTCATTAGCATCATATGAAATAAACTCAGTTTTAGTACGATCGATACGTTCTCCCGAAATTGATTTCGTTGCTGATTTAATTTCATTGATATTTTTATATTGCGTTAACATTATATTTCCCGATTCGATATTCTAGGACTAGTATTAATTTCAATGGAATTTTGAAGGCTCGATGTAGTATTTGTAACTATTTCTTGATTCCAAAGATCTACATTTTTACTTGCATCCGATATTACCCAATATGATTGTAGTGCATTAATTGTATGATATTGGGTATCATTATTTTGTCCTGCTTTTGCGCCAATACTAAATGCATCTCCAATTTCAAATTCAGAATTCGGAATAACAATATCAATTTCTAAATTTTGTACTTCATAATAATTTATTGACCCCGGGGTAGTAGGGCGGAAGTTTGACGTATTTTGGAAGGTACGATATTCTCTATCTAATCCCTGTTCCGATGTTTTAATTATAGAGAAAAATGCAGTTCCATTTCCACTCGGTGCATCATATCGATGTTGCAATTTAATTCTAAAACGCAAATCTACACCAGAATTTTTAAGTTCTTTTGTTATCGTATACGAATTTGGTTTTTGTTGAGGTAATCCATCTTGAACCTCGCTAATTTCAATTCCAGAATAATCGCCTGTAGGAATACGTTGGTTTTCACTTGGACGATATCTAGCAAACGCAATATCCAATTGCTGAACATTTAAATCTAAATCTAAATCTAAATCAACAGATTCTTCATCAACAATTGTAGTTCTAGGCGGAAATTTAAAATATTTAAATTGCGTATCTAAAATACGCATCATCGATTTATTAGTTAGTTTATTTGCAGTTGGCTCGATTATCAATAACGGATTAGCAGTGCCATCTTGTTGCAGTATGACATTGCCATTTGCATCGCGATGCATTATTGATTCATTATTTGATATACTAGTTAAGCCATCTTTTCGATACTTAAGTTGTTTATCAATATTGATTGAATCAGTTTTTGCTTGTTTTTCTATTGCCATTATCTAATTACTTTAAAATAAATTTCATCATCGATATATTGTTCTGTAATTCCATCTACTATTTTTAAATTTACGCGGTAATATCTTTCGGGCATAAATCCATTCATATCTAAATAAATAAAATTACTAGTACTATCACAACTTACTTTAGTATAAATATTATCATACGGAATTATGACTTCTTCTGTAGCTGCATCTGAAATTGAGTAATAAGTGGTTGTTGGCAAAAATTTTACCGTTTGTATTGGAAACACATTAGTTGGGGATTTTCTAGGAAATTTATCTCGAGCATAAATTCTAATTTTTGCAATTTCCGTATCTTTATATGATGGTTTAATTTTTGTATAAATTGAATATGACTCTAAATTTGCTGCAGTTAATGAACCCGTTGTAAACGTAGTATTATCAAAATACATCGTTAATTTAGGAACATAAATCGTATGAGTTTCTCTACTAAAGAATCTTACATATCCAGCAACTGCCGCATTAGCTTCATCAGCATCTGAAAATTGTAATAAGAATCCATAATTAGGAATTGTATTACTATTACTACCACTTATCCATATTTTTATTGGATCGGTAACTGTTAAATTAATATCTGATGGTCGATAAGAAAATGATTCTGAAACTATAAATGATAACGTATTACCCGATCCAGAATAATACATATAATTACCGCCGGCACCCGATCCAGAAATATATACATTGCTACTTGCAATTTGTACGTTTTGACTACCCGATATCCAAGTAGATCCAGAAGCAGATCCACTCCAATTGGCACCATCGATTGTTAAGTCTGTTAAAAATCCTGTACCATTTATCCAGTCTTGCCCTACTAACTTTGCAGATACGGTATATTCTGCGGGAAGATTTTTTGCGTGAGATGTATATAAATTTAAAACGAATTTACAATCATTAACCGTTTTTCCATACTTTGATAATGATTGTGAAACTTCGGCCATGTCAAATTTAACTAATGCTCTAGATTTTAATAATGTATCTCCGGCAGTTCCTTGACGTTTTCCAATTTCTAATATTTCATCTAATCCAGTATTATAATCTGGATATGCTTCATATAAAGTTGTGTCTTTTGCTGCATAAAATATTCTAAACATATATTTCCTTTAAAAATTTACAACCCTACCTCTAATATCTTGATTTGGAAATTTAACTTCAAAAATACTAGGATCTAATGATGGATAAATTACTCCATTTCTGGTAGCAGAATTTAAATCATAAACATTTCCTGAATATCCTTGATCAGAATCATATAAATTATCAAATGATACATTGATTACGGATTGAACGCCACTAATATTTGCTATAATATTCGTAACCTCTGATTTTAATATTGGTTGATTTATTTGCCAACGATCTATATTAAAATGTGCCTTTAATGCATCGATACATCTCAATAACGTTTCGTTGCTATTATAATTTGATAATACAGAAATTTCAAATCTAACACCAACATTAATAATAAATGCATCTTTTATATTTATTGCATCAGTTAATATTCTATAGTAATTTAAGTATGTTTTTAGATTTTCTTTAACTGCTTGATTTAATTCAACTAATTGTTTGTCTTGGTTATATCCTAAAACATACATGTTCATTGCTAATGGATTTGCAATTCTATTTTGTTGATAATTTTCTTGTGAAATTTGATCATCAGGCACAATATATGCTTTTGCAACACTTCCAAATTTAGCTGGCATAGAATATGATCGAATAATATAATCTTCGCGAGTTACTAAACGATTTTGTGTTGCAAAATTAGCTAATGCGTTATTTTTAATGTCTTGTAACGTGTCTGCTGTTTTTGCTCCAACAGCTGGAATTGGATTTGTTATTGCTAATGTTGATTTGACAAAGTTTAACATTGCACCGCTATTTGTGCTATTAACATCATCATCATATTCTACTCTGTTTAATGTTGTTAATACGCCGGTTGATACATTATCAGCTAATCCGTTACCAATTGTATATGTAACTGTTAATGTAGTATTAGCAGGTGATTGTCCATAAGTTCTTGTATATAAAAAATTAGATGGATCAATATCAACATCGACAGCTCGTCGAACTGCCGATAATCCATTTCCTACATTGTTAGGATTTGGAACAATTTCTTCATCATTATTATCTGATATTCCAGACCCGAATTGTATTTCTAATTTATTATCACTTCGCATTCTAGTTACAAATCGTTTTGCTGTCTTTTTTAATTTAAGAAGACTAGGCGATGAGGAACGATATGCTGATAGTTCCGGATCATTTTCTGCCAAATTTGGTACTGTATCGAAAATTGTATCTTGTGCTAAATACGGAACTTCATACCAAAAATCACCATCAGACTCTTAAACTGAAATTATTTCAATTACATTAGTTTCTGGTAAAACTACTTTATCATACGCAATTGGAGTTCCAAATGTAAATGTTGCAGTTTTTACCTCACCTGATACTGCGTTTGCTTGTTTCTTTAAAAGATAATATACCGGTTGTTTTGTTGCGTTAGTTGATTCATAAATAGTTACTTCTGTCGGATCATATGAAGATGAAAATTTAAAATCTAACAAATCCAAAGTTCTAAAAACTGAAGAACCGTTTGATTGTTTCACTTGCATTCCGGGTTTAATTGACAATGCATAATTAAAATCAGGACGTACATTTACCCCGGTTCCGATAGATGGAACTAATTGATAAACATCTAATGTTACATATGCTGGAACGGAATTTTTAGGACGATATCCTAA